CAAACTTCGGGTGAAATGAACAGGAAATGTGATTCTCATGCTTGTAAAAGTGAGAATATTCTGTGCCCAGTATCTTTCCGTGTCTCGGTGATATATGTGAATTTACAATGAGTTGAGGAGGAATATTGACAACATCCTCGGCGTTCACAAGAAGGGTATTCTTTTTCCACAGAGAGTCAATGCGCATTTGTCAAAGGAAACATTTAATCATCAATATTTTTGCCAATATGTATCACGATATGTCTTCAACAATCTGCATATACCACTCTGACACTATCCTCATACTCTCGAGCACATTTTCGGGGATGTCAACTGTAAACTCCCGAGGCACAATCCTCCGGTTGCGTGCCTCACGGTATGGCCTCTCTTCCCCTTGGCTCTGATCAGAATCACTTGTCTCCTCCGACTCAAAATGATGAGAAAACTTCTTGTACAACTTAGAAGAAATCATGCGAGTTTCACTCTTGTTGAGTTGCCGACGAGAATGCGGAACAAGAAGATTCTCAAACTCCTTTGTAGAAAAATAATCACACAGAGTCTTCTTGTGGTAACGCTGCTTGTCAAGCTCAATCCCCTGAATGACGTTGTAATATGACAGAGTTACCGGATCCTGGAAAACATACACCTTCTTATCGTTTCTCAGAACATATGTCTTGCCACGCGGAGTGGTGAGGACTTCCGAGTCTTTGTAGCAGGACATGGATGGTAGTTGGGAGGTAGCTGAGCTTTTCCAGTTTGTTTGATTTTAATTATAAGTACCGCAAGTACACTTTATGTAGACATGCCAAAATGTCATTTGACCCCGGCATTGTCATTTGACCCCGGCGCAGCACCCAAGAGCATAAAAGAGCCAATGGCAATGAAATGGCCATTATCAATCAAAATGGATAGAATTTCCGATCTGCCCATCGAGCTCAGGATTCTTATCCTGAAAAAGATGTTTGGGACGAGTGTTCTTGATAAGGCGGACGCGTTTTTGAAAGAAAAAGTAGACCAGCAATTTGAACGGAACAGCAACGCCATAGTTCTGTCCCGCAGGCGGTACGGGAGCAAGACCCTGGGAAAGGCGATTCATTACGTCATCGTACACGATCTACTGTATCGCCTCGGCCCGCGCAAATGGACCCCGGTATCAGTAGATCAATTGGCAATCCAGGATCGCGCTGAATACCGCATCATATTACGTAATGAAAGTTGGGTTGACGCAAAGCACGCAGCAGGCGACATCAAATCTCTCGAACAGCAAGTTGCCGCTTTTGGGAGCAATTACGAGAAGCTGCGGGTGGTCTTGTCGGCAGGCCATCGCCGGTTGATTGATAATACACACGAAAAAGAGCGTGTGGCTTATCTAGGATAAAGCCCTAAAAAACAAAAAGCCCTAAAAAACAAAAAAAAAGCCCTAAAAAAATCAAAAAGCCCTAAAAAATCAAAAAGCCCTATTTTTTTACAAAAAAACACCACGTGTGCCCACGTTGAGGACCATCTTCACGACCAGGGCGGTTTGGATGAGGGCCTGATGCCAACACTTTCCATGGACTATCTTCCTGAGTTAGATTTTTGTAAACAAGGTCGTTCTTCAGATTGTCAATGTCATCAAGACCAATGACCTTGAGAGAGTGAGCATACTTCTTCACCAGCACATTGAAGTCAAAGATGGAACAGAACTCACCCCCATCCAAAAATACAAACTCCACATCATCGGGTAGATCATTGCCAACCAGAGGCGCCTCGTGGGTCTGGCTTGCCTCAATGTCAAAGTATTGTAGCTGATCAGAAAATTTTGGATGGGTTTGCACATACTCCCGCGTTACCATTTTATCAGATAGTTTGCCCCACAATAGGTGAAGATCCACATTTCCCTTTTCCTGGGTGGTCCAGAAGTCTTGTCCAGACTGGCAACGCCCCTTGTCAGCCTCCAGAGAATAAAACAATGTCTTGTCGCTGCGCTGAACAAGGCCATTCATGATGCATTTGGTGCTTCCGCGACCGTTCCAAGTCCCAACCTCGATGAAATTCTTGAACTCCGGGTTCTGAACAATCTTGGCTAGGAACTGTCCAACGGGTGTAGAAGCGCCGAGCTGGCCCTCAGGGAAACTGCTGACAGGATAGCGAAAGAGTTCGTCCATTTGTTATACTCAAAACAATTTCTTTTAAGTTATTTTACGCGGCTTCTCACTTGAATGTCTTTGAACTTCCAGCAGCAGCACGGCGTTCACGCTTAGCATCTGACTTTGCCTTGTTCTCGGCTGCGAGCTCTGGGTTAGCTTTTGCCCGATTTTCCTTGGCTTTCAGTTTCTTTGCGGCAGCTTTTTCTCCAGACGAGAGTTTGACATTCACTTTGTCAATAGCCATGATGGTATTACAATATACTTTTTTTCTCGCAAAATAACTTAAATATTTGTATTTCCCGTATGATATACAATGTTTCAGTTGGGTTTTATTGGTCACGAGCGTTTCTACGAGGAAACAATTGCAGGCATTCCGGAAGATGATGTCAAGAAACACATCCGCATTGTGTGCGTAAATGAGAAGCTTCCTAAGTTCATCCCCGAGAGCTTCCCCAAGGAATGTATCCATAATGAATGGGAGATTCCAGAGTATGAAAAGTTCTATCAGGAGAACAACTACTACCAGAACTCGGTGTTCTTCAACACCATGAACATCATCGAGACCCTTGGTCTGGATCAGATTGGGTTTTTCCAGTATGATATGAAGATGTCTCCCGAGATTTTCGACCATATAAAGCGCAGCTGCGCCGAAGACAATGATGCATCGATTGCATTTTACCCATACCCCATTGAGCAGCTCTTTGAAATTGTCAAACCAGGCGCGTGGCAGTTCATCATCCAACAGTATAGCAACTTCTTCCAGGTTCCAGTGGACCCCATTCTTCTTGAGAGCAAGAAGTTGGCACTTTTCCACACATTTGTCATCCCCAAGAAAAACTATTGCCGTATGATGCACTTTACCAAGAAAGTATTGCCCAATATTCTAACCTTCCTGACAGAAACTGGGACCCGTCACATTGCTGGCACTCTCGAGAGACTGTTTGCGCTGTTCCTGAACCTCGAAATTGTCACTGGTAATATGGCTGACTTTGAATGGATTGATGGTCTGATTCACGATGATGTTAACCTGAGGCTGCGTGACGAGTTTCGTGGTGTGAGTTTACACAAGTAATTATTCTTCAGAATCATCAGAATCATAATTAATTTCCCGCTCCTTTGGCGTCAATGAATTTTCGGCTGCTTCTATGACCATTTTTCCAAAAAGGAACACACCAAGGAGAACACTCGTGGAGAAACTGCGCTCGGACCAGATTGTAATCATATCAATGCTCGTGGGAGACAGCCTAGACCTAACAACCCGCGTGGGGCGAGTGATTACGATGGGGCGAGAGGTAGGAATAAAAACGCGCATGGTAGTAGCACGCATGTTTGTAAGAGTATATTGATACGCTTCCAACCCGTGGTTATAATCTAGTTCTGTCGATATGCGACCTGTACCTTGGGGGCAAATGCCCACCGGTTTTCGTGCATGATACTATCCATTTCTTCCTTGGTGTACTCCTGCTTGATTCCTAGCAAGGTGCGGAGTTCTTTTGGCGAACGTCCACGGATGAGATTGGCAACTGCCATAGACGCCTTCTTGAGTAGCTGCGGAATGTTTAGGAAATTGGCAGCCGACAGAACAAGGATGATTTTGTTAATGTCCATGTCAAAAAACACAGAATCAAATTCCTTATCTTCTTTTTCAACATGGTGATTTGAATAAAACTCGCAGAACTGGATGATCAACTTCAACGTGTCAGAATCCACATTGGGGATGGGGACAGGATCTTCAGTTCCCATATCCTCGATGATATGAGCAATGGTCTCAGATTGTTTGGCAACCTCCTCATCAACAAAGAAGACAGAACCATCACCAGTGAATAGCTGGACAGACATTTTGATTATGAGTAACACGTATCATTTAAGATACCAGTTCTGTCGATATGGTGATAATAAAATATTGAGTTCTTTTATTATATAATATGTTTCCCAATGGAACTCTTGTGAACCAGACTCTGCTGTTCCCGGATTTACCGTCTAGAACCATAGCACCCATTCGCCCAGGAGGGTCGCTGTCACCTTCTCCGAGCCCCGTTGCAGACATCACTATCATTGGAAAAGTGTTAAAAATTGTTAATCCAAATGTAGTAAAAATAACATACAGAAAACCAGGTGGTCTTGTTGTCACACCAGATGTGACTAAACAAAATCATGGTCTTTCGACGGAAGATTCCGTAACAGTTACTCTCCATGGAACACCCCCATATTTGTTAAAGAGCATAGTAGAAGCCCCCAAATCAGCTGAGATCCCAAAACCTAAGCCTGCTCCTGTCCCTAAGCCTGCTCCTGCCCCTAAGCCCGCTCCTGCCCCTAAGCCCGCTCCTGCCCCTAAGCCCGCTCCTGCCCCAACTGGAAATAGATCAGATGCAGGGTTAAAACCAGTGCTCATAAATGTAGGTGGCAAACAGCATGCTTATCAGTCTCCTAAAGACCCCAAGGGTCTTGTTGTTTTCCTACATGGTTGCGCCAGATCTATTTATGGAGGATGGCCACCATCGGCAAACCCCAGATTCTATGGCATGCCAGAGGATGTGTCAAGAACAAAGCAGAGTCTGAAAGCAGGGTATGCAATTTTGTATGTGTCTCCAGAGAACCAGAAGACTGGGTGCTTTTCTCAGAATGGTCCCGATCCAGATACCACCAAGGCAGTAATCAATCAGGTGAGAAGTACCTTACGCATTCAAAACAAGGCTCTTTACATTGGTGGCTGCTCTGCAGGTGGTGGGATGGCGCAGCGTCTTGTTGCCAAAGGCTTCATACAGTGCGATGGAATGTTTAATGAGAGCGCAACAACAGGAGATCCTTCCAACAAGACACCCGCTTCTCTTTGGACAGTTCTCTCGACACCAAAGGAAAAAGCAGATGCAGAAAAGAAAGCCGGGGCTCTAAGGAAGTTTGGGAAGCCAGCAGCAGTTCTCGTTTCTCCAAAGCGAAAGATAACTCCCGACTTCTACTACAATCAGATGGCTTCTATTTCTCTTGAAAACTCAAAGAAAATAGCCGACTCTCTCAGAAAGAGTGGCATGATAAATGCTGCGGGAGACGTTCTGAAAGATCCCAAGGCAAACAGGCAGTGGTATGCTGCTCTTGGGAAGGATGTGAAAATTCCAGAGACCCGGCTTTCGTTCTGGAACTCAGGTATCGCCCAAGCTATGCTAGTGGCATGGGCAGTGCACGATGCATGCTCATTGTACATGACTGCATTCCTGAAGTGGGCAGAATCCGGGTTCAAAACAGACATCAACAAACTTGGTAAAACATATGCTGCTACAAAACCAGCTTTCATAACGTTGTGATCACTTTGAAGATTTTATCTCTTTATCAATGTCATTTGCAACCTGTGTATAAAATCTCTTTGTATCGTGTGGTAGTTTGTACATTCTATGGTCACCAGTAGCACATATCTTGATAACTTCAGCAGCGGGAATAGGGTCGTCCTTCTTCTTCCCGTTGTCAAACATTGGTTTTGCCAGTTCTGTCATATTTTTCTGTACTGGAAGAGGAAAGTATGGGATGTGGTACACATCATCGTACACATCAGCCTGTTCGGCCAAATATTCATTCCTGAACTTCTTCAAATCTTGCGATACATCTTGCCCAGTGACGGAATCTTTGTGTTTTACGACATTCTTGTCGGGGTCATACTTGATGACCTGTTGTTCGGCCTTTGTTCCGCGCGTATATTTGAACAGTATCGCAGGAATCTGATGAGGATCTGCGTGTCGAATTTCATTGATACACTCCTGGTTGTTGATGACATCATATATTGCCCCAACAATTGTCTTATCAGGTACCGTAAGATTGATGGTGATGTTTTGGTGAACAGAATTATCTACATTTTGATTGACAACACCAACATTACCGTGAATAGTGTTGAGTGAAGTTTTTACATCGCGGTCGTAATCTTCCTTGAAGACAAACTCCTTGACTTCTAATACCATTGTATGACCGCAAGACACTTTCTTATGCTTACTAGCATTACCACGATCACTGGTCTTGTATCCGCAGCCACAAATGTGATACGGAATTTTGTGTGTTTCAACCATTGCCATTTACTCATAATATTTGTTTAAATTAATAAAATAAAACAAACAACTACAAGTAGTCAAAATATACGGTGATATACTACAAGTAGTTAAAATATACGGTGATATACTACAAGTAGTTCCTTATTTTTTTTTTTTTTTTTTTGAAATTAGTTTTCATAGACAAAGTTCACTTGATTAACGACTTGCAAAGTCATGGAACAATGCTCTTGTCTCGGCACAGTTTATCACAGTCTCTTTCCCAATACTGGCATCCATACAACCATGTTCTCTCAGCATGGTTTTTAGGTCATTTTCGTCCTTCTTGATGTTTGTAGAATAGAAGCACATTATTCCAGTTTTGGAAAAGGTAATTTTGCCTCGGCGAGTGCCTTCTGGATTTTGGGAACAGCACTTTTTGTCGATATATCTTTATATCGACAAAAGTGATTTGCTAAATGATTACGCACAACGAGAGCCGTTCCACTTGGTTGGGGGGTTGCAGACGCACTTGTTGTCCGATGCGCGGCGAATCTGTCCTGGTTTGCAGCCACTGGATGACGAGCCGCCGCCCGACGAGCTTGATTTGCCACCTCCGGAAGACCCTCCGCTGCACTTGGAGCCGTCCCAACTGGTTCCAGGAGCGCAGACGCATTTGTTGTCCGATGCGCGGCGAATCTGTCCTGGTTTGCAGCCACTGGATGACGAGCCGCCGCCCGACGAGCTTGATTTGCCACCTCCGGAAGACCCTCCGCCGGTTGTGCATCTTTTCTCGGAGTTGTTCCACCTCAGCCCACGAGAGCTGTCGCACATGCACTTGCCGTTTTTCCAGATCTTCCCATCTCCGCAGATGCATGTGTTGCCAACTGCTACACGGCCACTGGTGCAAGTGAACAGTTTTCCGGATTTGCTGTCCTTGCCGCGATACTTTTGATACCAGTTCATCGACCGTTGGCACCACCCTCCCCACTTACCAGAAGGGACCATTGTAGTCTCATTGGGGCATACGCCTCCAGATGGTCTCACGAACTTGGAACCTGTCTTTTGTTGGTACTTCTTTGAACCATCGTCAAACGCGCGTCCGGTCTTCCAGTCGACGCCCTTTGCCTTGGCTTCTGCTTTGCGTTTTTCCAGAAGCTTTTTCTGAGCAGATTTTCCAGCAGCACTTGATGTCTTGACACATTCCTGTCCATTATGAATGAACCCTGCCGGGCATGCTGCTGTAGATGTTGCTGGTGAAGAGTTACCCCCCTTCAAGTTCGGGTATGCTCCCTTGCATTGCATGCACTGGCGAATCCCGCCATCAGGGTCCCCCCAGTTTAGTCCAGTATCTTTCCAACCATCCCTGCATTTCCATGTTGCCCCGCCATCGGGTGTCTCTCTTGGTCTGTACAAGCAATCATACGATGTCTCTTCGTCCATATTGCCATATGTTTCGATTGCAGGTTCGTCCTCCAGTGCGTTCAAGCCATCTACAACCCCCAAGTCATATCCCTCATCGATGGCCGCTGAGCAATCGCATTTTTGAGTGTTCTTGTTCCTCCATAAGTATATCGTGAGTGCTAGAAGAGCTGCTATTACAATGAACAAGAATACGCGCATTTATATGCTAAGAAAATATAAAATTTTACACAGATGTCATGAAATCATGAGTCATGACTTCTGCAACAGTGAGGCGAGAAATGGGATTTGGATCAAGCATGCCTCGGAGGAGACTCTTAAACTTTTCCGAGCGGTTCTTGAGCTTGTCTACTTCGTCCAGCATATCGGGGTCTTCCAGATACCGCATCATCTTCTTGGTTGACATATCGGGGACTGCATTTGTCTTAGTGGCGATGGAAAAAAGAGTTATGCCAAGGGCATAGATGTCCACTGGCTTTCCCACCGTGAACTTTGCCTCATTGTCTCTGTGAAAACCCTTGATGACTTCTGGCGAGAGGAAAGCCAATGTTCCCATAAGTTTAGAAGTGGTAATGTAATCCTCTTTTTCGGCAAACCCGAAATCACACAGCACAAAGTTGCAGTCGCTGTCCATCATAATGTTTTCTGGTTTGATATCCCGATGAACAACGTCCTTGTCATGCATGTGCTTGATTGCCCCGCAGATGTCGTTCAGAATGACCTTAAGCGTCTTTTCCTTGATCAGCCCTTCGTTGTTCATGGTATAGTTGAACAAATCTGCCTCATAAAATGGCATGATAATGTGGGCTGACGCCGCGCTGTGATAGATAGCACTTGCCTTCATGATATTAGGGTGGTCCAGTGAATTCATCATGTTGTATTCTGCTAGCAAGATAGCCGGGCCCTTGGGCGTTGTCGACATCTTTATCGCCACCTTTTCCCTTGTTTCAATATTGATGGCAGACCACACCTCACCAAAGGTGCCCTTGCCAACCTTGTCTTCCAGGCGGTAATCCGAGAACAGTTCGACGGTGTGCTTCATTTTTAATTGTTTGGTATATTATTTTGTCTTGACAAAACACAAATAGACATTTTCCACTCCTGGGTCAAATGACAGCAACATTTCCAGTTTTCAAATCTTTGGGGGTGTTGTCGTGAGGAGTTTTCTTTAAAAGACTCTTGAGAGCCTTTCTGTTGATGGGACCAAGACCTACGTATCTGTGACCAAGGTCCTTGATCACTTCGTCCGAGTCCTCACCTGCCTTGCATCTATTGACAAACTCCTCGGACACATTTTTCCACTCAGCGTTAACATTTGGCCTTGCAGCTGGTTTAGATGGTGTTTCGGATGGAGTATCGGGGACGTCCGGTATATCTGGAACAGATGGTGGTGTTGGGTCTTTGTTTGGGCTTGGGTCCACGTCCTTTACATCTGCGCCCAGGAAAGTTTTACTGAAATCATAAGGTTTCTGTTTGATGCCAGATGTAAATGGATTTGCTCCTTGTCCTGGACCGGGTTGGTCTCTGTTTGTTGACCAGAATCCTACGTATGTCATCCAGGGCGTTTTCTTGAAGAAGTCGTATACTTTCTTGGCATCTGTAATTCTGAACACCTCGGACTGGACATCGTTTACACCAATCATAGGTATGGTGCCTATTTTTGGTGCACCAAATCCTGCCGAAAGAACTTGTGTGCGCAAGTGTTCGCACGACATGATGACATATGTCCCCATGCGGCCTTCTGGTTCGGGGGCAGCAGAGTCGCCAAAGTCCATTGACATGCCATTGAACGACTCGATTGACACATTGTTCTTTCGTGCATTTTGGACCAGTTGTTCTCCTGCAAGAGCAAGACCCGTGGGCAACACTGGTAAGCAGTATGTAATCTGAAGTTTTGGATATTTGGTATTCAGGATTGCAATTGCCTTGTTACGCCTGTCTACTCCATCTGCGTTGGCAACTGCGCCTCCTTCAATATCAAAATCAATGCGAGTGAGCGAGTATAGGTCAATTACCCTACTGTATTCTGCAATGAGTGTATCCAAGTTTTCGATGGCATCTGCCAGTTCGATTCCATTGGCACCTCCGAAAGATACAGAAACATCGCCGCCCGCTGTCCTGATTTGGCGGACCTGGTCCAACATGTGCTGAGTGCCGAGGGGGATGACTCCTGCCCAGCTTGCTTTGTTATCGCTGTCTGCGGTGATGAAAGCGAGAGTAAAAAACTTGAGACCACTTGCCTTGCTCACAGCGGGTAAATCAGGCGTGGGAAACGCGCACGCGTCCACATATGGCGCAATGTTCTTTGCCCCCCAAGAGCCACGTTTGTCCAGACTAGGATCCTTCCCCACGAGTGGAAGTATCTGTTTGTATTTTAGTTTGTCTGGGAGCGTTTCCTTCCCCCCAAAACCCATTGTCTTTGTTGTCTTTGCTGGGATTTTCTGGTTCCAGTCCTTTGGCTGAAAGGTACACTTCGTTCCCTTACGAGTAATGTCGCCTTCTGACATCCACGTGAACTCCTCATTTGCAGGGAAATCAAATGTGGCGCTCCACTGCAGAACATCATAGTCATTCTTGTTCTCCAGAGTGAACACTCCGTCGTACCCCCCGTTCCATGATGATGTTTTTGAAACTGTCATCACCAGATTTGTCTTAGGGACCGCTGCCATGTTTGTAATACTTAAGATAACATCCAAATTAGGATATTTTAACGTGTTCTTGTTTGACCCAGGTTTCTGCGTTAGTATATAACTGTTGCTTCTGTTTTCTTATTGTAAACATGAAGTCGTTTTCTTTCCAGGGGTATACCATAGATGCAGGACAGAGTGCGCGCGAAAATGACATTCTCACGTTGTCAGCGTCTTGCAGCGACATGTGGCTCCACGCCGAGGGTGTCGCGGGAAGTCATGTGTTGATTAGAAATTCAGAAAATGTTACCAAGGACGTCATACGATACGCAGCTGAACTCGCAGCCAAGTTGTCAAAAGCCCCCGTGGGGAACTCCAGCGTAATTTACACGAATGTTTCGAATGTGGAGAAAAGGAAGCGTGCTAAACCTGGGGAAGTTGTTGTGGAAATCTTCGAAAGAATACTTGTTCGCAATGATATTTAAAATATTGGTTTATGTAAATGGATTTGAAATCTCAAGAACTCATAAAGGAAAGGCGCAGGCGTCAGTTACAGGAACAACAGCTTGCCTCTCGAGGCCGTGCTTTCCAAGCAAGAAGAGACAGCAGACCAATGCCCATGATGTTAGATGCACGGGCAAAAAAAACTGCTGTACCACGGCGTGTTCCGGAAACAAGGTTGCAGAAGCCCGCCGCCCGTCCTGTTGGCATCAAGAAAGTTGTTCGCGAAACCATAAAGAACGACAAAGGGCGTGTGTATGCCATAACAAAGAAAAGCACAAT